AAATATAAAAAGTAAAATACAAGCAAAAACAGAACAAGAAAGTATGCAAACAAAACAAAGTAACTCTAGCAAGATAAAAAGGGTACAAAGTGAAATAAATCAAATTGATGGAAAAATAACACAATTAGTCCAAGAAACATCTGAACATGAAGAAAAATTAACAAAAGTAGAACAAGATGTAGATAGTATAAAGCAAAATGTAAAAGATGTAATTGATTATAAAAGAGAAGTAGAAAATGTTTCAGAATTACATATAACAGATGCAGGAAAATATGAAATATTAAAACTAGAAATAAAAGGCAATAAAGAATTTGTAAGTGAACTATACCCAAGAACAAACTTATTTCCAAGAGCAGGTTTACAACCAAATCAAAAAGGAGGGTAGTGTATGAAATATAAAATAGTAATAGACAAACAAAGTAGAAAAAATCCTTCAAGTGAGAAAAAAGAGTACGAAGTAGATATAGAAGAATTAAGAGTAAGAAGAGATATTTACGATAGTATAGTAATAACAAGAGAAGAAACTTATGTATTAAGAAAATTACAACTAATGGACTTAAATGTTTTA